TTGGCTTTAGCAACCTCTGCCAATGCCTCATACAAAGCCTTCTTTGCCTCTGCGTCTGCCAGCTTCTCAGTCCTCTGCGCCTCTCTCTGCACCCTGATAATTTCTATCTGTGCCTGGTTGTGCTGTTCTTTCTCCTCGGCGCTGGTGCAGCCGGTTAGTAGAAATACAGCAATTAATAACCTTTTCATTGTGCCGCCTCCTGTAAAAAGGGTGGCGGGAGCGGGCGGCTATGAGGGTTCATAGCCGGACGGCCCCGCCCCCACCATTAACTTTCCGTGGTTGATATTTGTGCTTCAAACTTCTGAATCAGCCCGCCGATAGCGTCACTGAGGGCGTCCCTGAGTCCTTCAAGGGTCGTTTCGTCCCTTGTGGCTTCTCTCAGGGTGGATAAGGTTTCGATTAGGTCTTTAGCCGTAGGAACTGGCACCCCGTTCCTTAAAAACTCATCAGCATGAACTTGTCCAGTGAAATTGCCGTCACCCGTAACATCAACCTCGCTAGCATTCACCGTCCCGCTAAACGAACCGTTGCCATCCACCTGTAATTTATCCCCAGCACCCCGTGTCTCCAGCCACTTCTCTAGGTCTTTCTCTGAGGGGAACGTGTCAAACTCACCGTCAGTAATCTCAAGCGTGACAGCCTTCTTGTCAGCCTTGGGTTCAGCCTTGAGTCTGGCGTCAAACTTGGCATTCCAATCTGCCAGTTGTTCCTTGGCTGTGGAGAGTAGGGGGGCCATGCCGATTCCCACGTTGCCGTTATAATCGACAATGAGGTGTGAACCGCCATTTGTGGCTAATGTAACTGCTCCGTTTGCGTTGTCATTACCGAGTCTAATGTTCGCGCTGGTGTAACAAGAAAGACCAACAAATCCAGAGGTATTCGAGAACCAAATAGCATTTGATCCCCGCAGTTTCATGCTACCCTGTATCACTAGCGATTCGTCAGGGTCAGATCTGCCAATTCCCACTTTGCTGGAGAACGTAGCGTCGCCGTTGGTGTCGATGGTGATGGCGCCATCAGGCGTCCATTCACCGCTTGCGGCATTCCAAGTCGTTATCTGACCGTCTACTGTGCCGTCTGGAATCCCCGCAACAATGCCGTCAGTTGTGTTGTAAAGCTCGATATCCTTAGTGCCGTCGTAAAAGTACAGGCGCATTGGGGCGCCCTCCTTCACCCACATCCCGCCCGCTGCTAGGTATGCAGGCCGTGAGGCTCCGGAGTTACCCGAATCAATCGCATCCTGAAAACGGTTCAGAATATTGGCTAAATCGGTTCCCGACGTAATGTTGGGGTCGATATCAAAGTCATTAGTAGGTCGCTGTGCCATGTCTATCTCCTTAAATAATTTCGGGACGTTCGATACCGTAGCCAGAGCAGAAAATATCTACTTGGCCTGATACAGAAGTCCCCGTGTCTAAATCTTTTAGTGCAATGTCAAAGCCCCAAGGCTTTTTGTTTTCAATAACCGGAACCACCCGATAGTTAGAACCGTCAACCGTCACGTTGACCGCCTCCAAATGCATAAAGGGTGGGTCAATCAGTACAGACGTACCGCCTACGGCAACCGCAACATCTGCCTTTGTCCAGTACCTGTCTGGCATATCGACCTCAACCAAGCCGGAGACAACTCCCACCTCCGCATACTTGTTGTAAGCCCGCGCCACAATCCGGAAGTCTATGAATCGGGCAGTAACGTCAGCAGCAAAAAACGCCCGCCACTCTGTCCAATCAGACGCAACAACGCCGGAGATTGGGTCTTGCGCCGCCATGTTCACCCAGTCGGCAATAACGTCCTCTTGCGTACCCGTCCGGTACTCAACCCAGCAATCCCAATCAGCGGATTCCTCAACGCCTGATATCGGGTCTATCTCGGCTAACGTATTCCAATCAGCCATGACCGAACCGGACAACTGCCCGTAAGCCTGTATCTTTGCCGTCAATCGGGTTTCGTAAATGCGGCCTAAATCAATCCGCTCATGGTAGTAATAAGTAGCCTCCCGATAAGGTTCAGCACCAAAGTCATCACCACCCGTATAGGGGGCGTCTTGCATTAGCAGACGGCTACCATCTTTAACGAAATAGACTTTCTTGCCTTCCCAATCGGGCGCATCCTCTACCCGCTCTACAATATTCATGTCGGGCAATTCAGCTACCGTAGTGCGCTGCATAACAACGTCTGAGACATTCCCAGACGTATCTGTTGCCCGAATTAGATATGTCCCCGTCCTAGCGTTTGTCTGATAGCCAGTGATGTTGTAGCCCACCGTGGCAATATGTTCAGCCGCCTCCCATCTGGGCGATGAATTATTTGGCGTATATCTCAGGTCGTAGGTGTCAACGTCTACCGACTGTGAAGCCAGCCAAGACAAGTCAGCGTTCGTGTTGCTGACGATATTCACAAAGAAACGCTCAGGGGGAAGGGGCGGTGTTACGTCCTTGATAACCTGAAAATCAATATACTTGGTAACGCCAGCAGTGCCATAAATAGAAATAGGCTGAATCGCAAAGCAACCGTACTGCCTGCCGGTGTCCTCCGTTGTGGAAACTGTAGTAGTACATTCCTGCTCTGCGCCTTCATATATCAGAACGGGTGGCCTTACCGAATAGCCGTCCTCATCAAAGACCTCTGCCTCTTGCGGTTCACCAGGATAGAAATAGACACTGTACCGATCTAAAAGCGCAGTATCACCACTAACTTGCCAATTTATCTGCACCTCAGAAAATGGGAAGCGACCAATAAAAATCAGCTTTTGCGTTAAGTTGGACTTAACAATCGAAACGCTATCAAGAGTACTGCTAGTCCACGTCCACGGCCCAGCAGACCCAAAACGACTCCGCGCCCTAATGTAAAAACTGCCCTCGACCTTTTCGCTTGGAAAGGCGTTAGTGTTGCCATCAGTAGATCCGTAGGGGCTGGCTAGGTCGCCAGAAAAAGGGTCAGCCTTGGGGCTGGGGTCATAACGCAATTCGTAGGCGTCTACCCTTGCGTCATCTACCAAGTCCCACCGCAGCACACCGCTACCCATTTCCACCCACAAGCGGAAGTTTTCTACCTTGGGTAATGGCGGGCTAGCTTGGCTTGCGTAAGATGGCGGACCCTCCACACCGAAAATATTGACAGCATTCATTTGATAGCTGCCAACGTACGGGTTATCTAAATAAATATTTTGCTCTTCTACGTCGGCGTGGGGGACCGTGGCAAAAACCGTTTTGATCCCGTTCTGATATCTATGTATCAGGTAATAATCAATTGACTCGCCGATCAATGGTTTCCAATAAAGCTCGCCGCTGTTTAGGTCGTCTGCCAAACGAATGTCAAACGGAATCACTGCTGACGGCGTGGGATAGACGGTTTCTGCGTAACTGCCGTCTGCTGTAGGGTCTGAGTTATTGCCAGACGTATCTGTTGCAATTATCCAGTAAAGCCCCTCTTTAGCGCCATCAACAAGCCAATCAGTCCTGTTGTATGCGGGCTGCGCTATCTTCTCGCCACCGTAACCAGGGTTTACGGGGTCGGGTTTGTAGTAAATAGAATAGGCTTGAATATCGGGGTCTGTTGGCTCATCCCATGACAAAAGCGTATTGCCGCCTGAAGTGAACTCAGCTTTAAACCCTGAGACTGTGGGCGGGGTTACATCTACCCGCTTGGATAGCGTTATCTGGCCCTCTTTCCCCTTGTAGCCTAAAGAGCTATAGGGGGTAATATAGTAAACAGTGGCAGCGCCCCAAGCCGTATCACGGCTTTCATATATATGCTTAAAGGTTCTCGTGCTACCAGCAACGTACTCCAACCGCCTTCTCGGGCCACCTGATGTTTGATATTCAATAAAGAAACCTGCAACGCTTTCATTGTCGGGCGACACCTTCCAGCTAAAAACAGCTTCGGTATAAGGCTGGCGCTCTTGATATATCAGCCTAGAAGATCCAGAGACACCGTAAGCGGTATGAGTGCCGCCGGTAGCAATGTTTTGGTTGAAGTTAGGGCTCCAAACGGGAAATTGCCCTTGGTCTACCTGATACACCCGCTCATCGTACTTAACCAAGGAAATCTCAGCGGTTAGGTCTGGCTTGGGCCTAATAGACTGAATCAGATACTTTTCTGTCACCCGATTAGACGGGCCAATAACAATCAAGCAACCAACGTCAGCCAAATACTGATTGGTTATCTTTATCTCGTTGCCGCTTATGGCTGTAACAGAGCCATAAATAACCGACCCGTCTTTAGCGCGCAAAGTATAAGTGTCTGTGTCTGCGGTCAGACCGTCAAAGCTCTCTGAAATACTTAGCCATCCGCTTTGCTCGCCAGCAATGACCGCAGAACGACCACCCATTAGTGGCGCGTCGTGCGCCACCTCAACCAAATCCCCCCGTTGACAAACAAGGTTCTCTACGTCAGTGGTTAAGGTGAAGGTCTCGCTCCTGATTACAGCTTGCGCGAGCATATATGCGCCGTATAACTGCGCTTGGTGTGAATTGGTTATTCCTACAGTATCTAAATCCTCAAACACGCTTGCAACGGCGTTGCCGTTTGTGCCATCTGCGTTATAACCAGGGCGGTAGACTTTAACCGTTGCCTGCTGCCAGCCTAAATCCGGCGACGTAAACTGCACATTGAAGCAATGCGGTATTTCGGTAAATGAACGACTGCCGGAAAAATCCCAAGAGTTAGACGGGGTGAACATCTGGCGAGGAGTTACCCTCGCCTCATCCCTCATAATAGAAATCTTTCCGGCCTGGTTAATAATAAGCTGCGCCCTGCACTGCCCCAGCACGTTTTGCACCGTTTCAATAATTGGCGCGTCTGACGCGACTACCATATTGGTTGCGTAACGCTTGCGAGTGGCGTCACCTGTGACGGTGCTATACGTCACCCGCTTATTGCAATGCTGGGCGAAATCATAAAACGAACTAAGGTCTAGCTGGTCAGGTGTAAGCCATCCGCAGTGGTCAGCGAGAAAACGTGGCGCACGTTTATTTTGGATTGTCCAGCCGGTGAGAATATCCAGCGCAACCCAAGCGGGATTATCATAAGCAGTGTCACCATCAGCGTCGTAAAGACTTGGCCCGTAAAATGTCCCGTCTTTTTTAAGCGTGCGAAGATAAGGGCGAATGATGCCGCTGATTTCTTGAACATTGCCCGCAATACTTTGGTTGGCCTCAAACTCAACCTCAAGCAAAGTATGCCGGTGCTGAAGGTTTAAAACAGCTTGATCTGTTGGTATGCCCCTAGACCCCAACCGGCTCCATACAGCGTTGTCAACATAACGGCTTTCATTGTCCTCACCATCAGCGGATGCGGTTTTGGCGTCCATGTTGCGCGATATGCGGAAGTCATAGGAGCCTTGCTCTGGCAAAGGCACAACAATGGAAACAATGCCCGGCGTAGCCTCGTTCCCGTAAACCTTGAAGTAAGTGCCGTTGGCGTCCTCTTCTAAATCTGAAGAACCGGGCCAGCTATCAACATTAATGTTAATAATTGACGGCATCACGTCTGCCATCCGAACGGAGCCTTGCCGAGGGTCGTAAAGAACACCCGAATCTATTAGCGCCTGCGTTTCAGCCTCCATAACGGCACGCCAATCTTGCGCTATCCATGTAGAAAACTGCCCTGCGTCTTCTTGCACATTGGCAATTTTCATTCGGTCGCCAACGCACTCACCCATTACATAATCAAGTTGCTCATTACGGCACTCATAGAATTCACCCTTAAACCAAAATATAGGCATACTTGTAACGGGCGTGTTTGTCCAAGGACCGTCTGCGCTTGGCCCTTCCACATATAACAATATGAACGAATAGCTTTCTTGGTTTTGGTCATCAAAGACTTGGTTAGCGGGTACGATGATCGGCTTGACAATATCAAACTCTAGCGGCGTGCCGTCTTGACCCTCTGCATAAACAAAAGTTCCTTGTGCATCAGCAATGCGCGTGTTTCCAACCTCCTCGTAAGGTAGCGCCCACCACTCATATAAATCCATTTTTAAGCGCCAACGGCCTTCTAAATTTGGCGCAACAAACTGAAAAGCGTAGCCAGTTTTGTATTGTCCGGGGTTATCCTGAACCATCGTGCCCATAGCCGCAGAAGGCTCTACTGGGGTAAATCCTTCCAGCGCATCAGGTTCTTGGTTGTATGCCCACTTTGCAGGGTCGTGAACATCGCTATCAAGGCCGTTAAAAGTATTGGTTGTTTGATAAACCTCGCCTGTATCTACATTTTCCCACCAGAAAGACTCTTTGGGCCGCTCCGGGTTTCCGTTAACATAACCGTTGCCGTAATACGCGGGATTGCCATTCGTAAAATACAACCGCACCCAAGTTTTCTCTCCATACCCGAGCGCCAAAGGTCCAGCGCCTAGCTGCGGGTCATAAATTGGGTCTCCGTCTGGATCTAATGGCCCCGGCGGGCCGCCGCCCGCGCCTTGAATGCCGCTAAACTGCAAATGATCGTCACCCGCATAGCCTTTAGTTTCTCTTGGCAGGGGCAGAAAGTCCGCATCAGCAGAGGCCTTGTAGCTGGCGTAAAACTTGACGTAAGTGCCTTGGTTGTTGCCAGTGTCATCAAAGTAAGTCAGGCCAGAGGGAAAGGATATTTCAAGGACCGCAGTTTTACATTCTGGGTGAGTTGTAGAAGTGCCCTCGTCACCAACGTCATTAAGACCAATAGAAAGATCAGCCGCCTTATACGGGAAGTTGTATATCTGAAGGTCTACCGGCTTAAACGCGCTAGTCGCTGAAGCCGTCACTGGCTGCGGCTCGAACCGGTGCAAAAAATGGCTTTTATTCTTGAACAGATCAAGCGGTGTAGTACCTGCGGCTATATCACTTACCTGATAGCCGCCAACGCCAAAGTCATAAAGCCCTTGGAATATCGAACTTGTCCCCGCACTGAAAATATGGGGGGCTGACGCTAAATTGGCGTATAGCTTATGCGTGCCATAGGTGACAGGCACAATCTCATACGGCCTAGCCCTATTAGATTGACCGGATAGAAAATAGGCGTTAGACGTAGCAGAACCGCCAGGGACGTTAGGTCGGATAGTGGGGGGTGGGATTAGGGCATTGACGGCAAGTGTGCCAACAACGGCCACCCCAACCTTCACAGCAGTAATCCCCGTAGCGCTAGTAATTCCTAACTGGCCAGCAAGTTTCGCACCTATGGTTGGGGCGTAAAGCGACACAGCAATGACCGCCACCAATCTAAGTATCTGCTTGCCGTCTGAACCCAAAGGCACAACGTGAACAGATAGAACATCAGCGTCCGTAGGGAATACGTTGTCCCACTCAGCCCTAATGACTTCGGTGCCGTTTAAGATAATAACGACGTTAGACCAAATGGCCTCGGGTATATCACAAGCCTTGACGATTTCCTCAACCGTCATGCCCTGGGCTACCGTAAAGGTGGTGGCCTCATCAGCAAAGTGGGCGTCAATTATCTTTGCCATCTATAAACCTCTGATAGCCGCCTAGACCAGCTAATGCTATTCAGCCGCTCAAGGCAGACCGCCGTACCCCTGAATGAGTGGATAAAATCACCCTGCCCAACATAGACGCCCACATGGCAGGGGAAGCCCATAATGTTGAACACCAGCACATCCCCTACATCTGGAGCTTCAACCTTGCGCCAGTTAGACTTGTTCTTGTTAATGGCTGTGGCGACTGAATCAATATCTGAGCTAGTAATGTACTCATGCAGATAGCTAGGCACATTAATGTCCATGTCAGCATACATAAGGCAAACAAGCCCCCAGCAATCGACACCATCAAGGCTACGCCCACGCTCTTTATAAGGTATGCCAATGTAGTCACTGCAACGCATAGAAAAGTCCCGGAAACTCAGCCTGGTTATAAGTGTGCCTTTGCGTCTGTCGGGCAAACGCTGACGTAGCCACTAGATCAAAGCTGACATTCAGGGCGTTGTACTCAAGCCCAGCCACCCGCAAGAAATCTATGCGCTTGTGGATATCGTTGGGGTTGTTGGAAGTGATTAGCTCAACCGTAACCTCTGGCGGTTCAAGCGTCCCCCTGAGTATCTCAATCAAATCCCGTGACGCATTGAACGTGCTGACCTTCATTGATTGGGGTGTGCCACCGTCATCAGGCGGCAGCGTTATCTCAAAGGGGAAAGCCGTAAAGGTGTAGCCGTTAGAGACTACATCCTCCAGGTTATTGACCACCCTAAACGTCTGATTGCTTTCTGTGTCCACAATAGTCATCAGGAACAGAAACGCCACATCAGTGTGGGTAGTGTTTACGTGAACATCAATGCTCACCAGTTAGACCCCTGATATAGATTGCAGGACACTTCTAAGACGTTGGCATCAATCCACTTGTAAACAGGGGGGGCGATAAACTGCCACACCTCCTCTGCACCGTAGGGTGTGATAA